TGAAGTTGAAGACAATTGAAGAAGAAATTAAGGCGGCAACAATATCGGCTAGTTTAGCGTGTGGTAAAACTAAGCCTGATTTTATGAAACTAGATGATACAGCAATACAATGCGATCAGATCATAGACAAGAATGGTTATTTAGTAGGTTTTAATATACAAACACTGGTAGTACATAAGGGAAGGTATTTATTAAAGAATGGCGAAAAAAGAAAAGCTAAATCTTAATCAGGAGAAATTTTGTCAGAATTACGCAGGTATGAGTGATAGTCTTTTATTTGGAAACGCTACAAAGAGTTATATGAATGCTTACCCAGAAACTAGCTATGAAGCAGCTATGACTAGCTCTAGTGATCTCCTAAGAATTCCTAAGATACAGGATAGAGTAAAAGAACTGTTAAAAAAACTGGTTGTGGATGATGATTATGTGGATAGCCAAATAGGATACTTAATAAGACAAGGGGTTGACTGGAGTGCAAAGATGAAGGCAATACACGAGTATAATTTGGTGAATAGCAGGATAACGAAGAAGATAAAGCATAGTGGTAAGGTAGAGTACAAGTTATCAGATAAGGATAAAGAGGAATTGGATAATATACTGGCTGCTAATAAGAAGAAGTAGGCGGGGGATTTTTTAATAATTAGATTTGGTATTCGGGCGTGTGGGTTTTCATCATTTCCCACAGATATTTACTGGTTTGCCGTGTAGGATTCGGTCAGTGAGGATGTTTTATTTTTTTCTCCCTCACTCCTACACGCCTGTATATCAATACAGAATTAGGCCATACGGAGGTGAAAGCCGTGAAATGGTCAAAAGATGCGGAAGAGATGTTACTTAATCTCTATGACGCAGGTATGAGTGATCAGGCTATCGCTGATCTCCTTACGAACAAGTACGATAGCACCTTTACAAGAAATTCAGTAAAGAACAAGCGACTTCGCCTTCTTAAAAAAACAAAGAAGCACGGGACGAAAGCTGATCTTTACACCTTGCTCAAGAGGGCAACAAAACCACTGGAACTTAGCGACCTTTTAGAGAAGCTGAATGTTGGCTTTGATGAGTTTCAGGCAATGGTACACGAACTTCGGTCAGAGGGCTATAACATCAGTTGGGTAGATACATCTATCGAGCTGGTGAGGCAACTTGTTACGACCGACAAGCTGGTTATACCAGTCGAGACACTGTATAACGGCAAGGAATACCAGTTCGGCATTGTGGCAGACACCCACTTAGGCTCTAGGTACGAGCGGTTAGATGTCCTTGAGGTGGCCTATGATACTTTCTTACGGGAAGGGATCAAAGCGGTTTATCTCCCTGGAAATATGATTGATGGTTATCTTAAAAGGATTAATCACTTCGATCTTCATCCAGGTATGCAGGGATATACGGCACAGGTTGAATACTTTGTTGAGAATTACCCCCAGAGAGAAGGTATTACTACATACTTTATCACTGGCGACGACCACGAGGGTTGGTGGGTAAAAGACGCAGGTATCAATATCGGTGAGTATATCCAGCTCAAAGCAGAGGCAGCAGGGCGTACTGATCTGGTATGGATCGGCCATATGGAAGTTGATGTAGAACTCAAGAATGAGACAGGTTCGTCCATTATGAGGGTTGTACATCCTGGTGGCGGTTCATCCTATGCAGTCTCCTATTCCACTCAGAAGCTGGTAGAAAGCTATCAGGGTGGGGAGAAGCCTCAGATACTTATTGTGGGACATTACCACAAGATGCTCTTGCAGTTTATCCGCAATGTTTGGGTCATCCAGGCGGGATGTGTGGAAGACCAGACTCCGTTTATGAGGAAGAAGAAGTTAGCAGCTCACGTTGGGTTTTGGATTATCCGCTTCCATCAGGCAAAAACAGGCGAGATCAATCGGCTCAATGGTGAGTTCTTTCCCTTTTACGATAAAGGGTTTTACACCAAGAAAGACCACTTTAAGATGTGGTAAGGAGGCTAAAATGGCTTGGATAGCTTTTGTGTTAGCCTTAACTGGGGCTTTCCTTGTTACTAAGGAGGATCGCAGACTGCATTTCGCAGGTTTTGTTATGTGGTCTTTCACAAATGCGTACTGGGCGATATATAACTGGGGTGATTGGGCATTATGTGCTCAATTCTCAGCGTTCTTTATTCTAGCGTTGCTTGGTATTAAAAACACACTCAAAGCGTTTAAGAAAAGCTGAATTTCGACGCTCTCCCCTACTAGCTAAAGGAGCTACGGGGGAGGGCAACCTTTCTTTACATAGAGCATATTTATATAAGACATAGGGTTTACATAGAAATGTACTTAGTTTACATAGCAGGTCCTTACAGGGCTGATACATTTTGGGAGATAGAGCAAAACATACAAAAGGCTAAATTGTATGCTGCCAGAGTGATTAAAGATTATAATGGTGAGTATTATCCTGTTATTCCTCACTCAAATACTGGGCATTTTGGTGGGCTTAAAGACGAAAAGTACTTCCTAGAGGGGACAATGGAGCAATTAAAGAGGTGTGATGCTATTGTTTTAATACCAGGGTGGGACAAGTCCAAAGGCTCTATAGCCGAGTTTAAATACGCTTTAGATAACGATATGCCAATATTAAAGATTTATGATAACTGATTTAGATCCAAAAGTAATAAAACTACTTAAAGAGGGTACGCCCGCACAAAGGAAGTATATTTGTGAGAAAGAACCTGCTTATTTCTTTGTTTACTATTTTTCAGAGTTCTACACCTATGAGATAGCTCCTTTCCACTGGCAGTTTTATGATGATCTGAAGAAGCTGGTATCTGGTGATTACAAAGAGATAGGGTGGATAGCTTTCAGAGAGTCCGCCAAGACTTCTATAGCTAAACTGTTTATTGTTTGGTGTATCTGTTTCGAGAAGAAGAAGTACATCAACTTTGACTCTTACGATAAAGATAACTCTGAGGCAGCTCTTTTTGATATTTCAGTATGGTTGCAGACGAATAAGAAGCTAATTAGTGATTTCGGCAACCTTTATTACGGAGATGATCAGGAGGATAAAACCAAGAAGATCAAGAGGTTAAACAACTTTGTAACCGCTAACGGCATAAAAGTAGAGGCTTTTTCAACCCAAGAGCCTACTAGAGGGCGTATTTATCAGAATGTTAGGCCTGATCTATTCGTATTGGATGATATAGAGAACGCCAAAACAAAGAAGTCTTTTGCGATTACAGCCACCATTGTAGAGCATATAAACGAGCTGAAGGCAGGTTTAAGCTCTACGGGTAGTGTGATATACCTGGGTAACTATTTAACCGAAAATGGGGTTATAGCGGGGCTGATAGAGGGGTCTAAATCTAATAAGGACGTTTTAATAAGAAATATACCAGTAGCTAAGGGTGAAGAGTTAATGTGGCCAGATAAATACACCTTTACGGATGCAGAAGCGGTAGAAGAAAACAAGACTAGGAGCAAGGAAATACCTAAAGTATCTCTTGAGTCTAAGCGTAGGGCTTTGGGTAATGAGGTGTTTGAGACTGAGATGATGAATAACCCAGCGGCAGCGGAGGATTATTTCTTTGATAAGTTAAGGATAGAAGCAGATATAAAGAAGATAGAAAAGAAGCTCCCAGTGCAGGATTTGGCAGGTTTTAAGATATGGCACGAGTTTGATCCGTCTCATAGGTACGCAATAGGGGCAGATATATCAGAGGGAGTGGAAAAAGATAGCTCTGCTAGTGTTTGTTTTGACTTTTCCACAGTTCCTCACAGGGTTGTTAGTACCTATTACAACAATGTGATTGATCCGAGTACTTTTGCATTTGAGTTAAGGAGACAGGGAGATTACTTCGGTGGGTGTTTGTTAGCTCCTGAGCTTAATAATGTAGGGTTTGCCACAGTTACGACACTTTTAACTATTTATGACCCAGATATGATCTATAGGCATACGGACTTAACTAAGATAGAGGGAGATAGAACAGAGTCCAAAAAGCACGGATGGAGGACTACTTCGGCTACTAAGTCCAAGATGTTCTATGATTTTAAGAAGGCTTATGAGGATGGAGTTATAGAGATTTGGGATATTGATTTGCTAAAAGAGATGTCTTCATTTACTAAGGCTGATTTATCCAGTAGCACAACCACTAGGCAATTAGTAACTAGACACTTTGACCTTTTGACCGCAGCTTGTATTGGTTATCAGATGAGAGATCACGCAGTTGTAATGTCTAATAATGCAGACGAGGACTACAAAAAGAAGGTTAAGGCAGTGAAGAACCTAGAAACTAAACCACTTTATGAGGAAATTGGTCTATAATCTGGTATAATTAAACAAGAAACGAGAAGACGGCATTATTATAGTCGTCATTTTTTATAAGAATCGTATGAAAGTTATTAAAATAACTCAGAAAATAGAGAAACAAATACTAAAACAAGCCCAAGAAGAGGTAGAATTTGCCAGAGAACATAAAAAACCACGCCTTTCACAGTGGAAGCGTACTGAAAACCAGTATTATGGCGTAAAACCAAGTACAAAAGACAACAGAAGTAATGTTATGTTGCCTAAGATGCAGGGTTTTGTTGATACATTGCTCTCAAAGGTTGATGCTTTCCCTAATATAAAGTTTATGCCAGGGGAGGATGCTGATACTAAAAAGGCAGAGAGGATTAAGGCTCTGTTTGATCAAGATGCAAGACCAGCAAATATGAACTTTGCTTTTAAAGATACTCTCGGTAAGAAACAGGCTATTTTATACGGACGTGCGATTTATGAGTTCCACGCCTCATCTAAGGGTGGGTACAAGGCTCATCTTACACTTATAGACGCTTATGACTTCCTAATTGATCCCGCAGCAGGTGGTATTGATACGGAAAATGCGGACTATCTAGGACGACAAAATCTTATAAAAAACAGAGAAGAACTAGAGCAAGGAGCTAAAGATGGTAAATACATAAAAGCAGCGGTTAAGAGGCTTCTAGCTAATGTTAATGAAGAAGATGATAATGCTGGTACTGAATCAGAGGACGAGCAAGATAAAGAGAAGAAAAACAGGTATGCAGCCTTAAATGTTGGTGCTAAGAGGCGTATGCTACCAGGTACATTTAAGTTTATAGAATGGTATACAACTTTTAAGGGTTGTAGGTTTTACCTATTATTCAATGAAGACAGCGGTGAGGTTATCAGGCTAGAGAAGTTAAAAGATATGTTTAATAGTGAGTTGTGGCCGTTCTGGTCTTGGGCTACTTACCCAGACTTGGTAGAGTTCTGGTCTCCAGCTCCAGCTGATATGGTTAGAGATATTTTCGCAGCTCAAACAATGTCTATTAACCAAATGCTTGATAACAACGAAGAGATCAACAGGCCTATGATAGCCTTTGATACGGATGTGATAGATGACCCAGTTCTCCTTAAATACCGCAGAGATGGCTTAGTACCGCTTAAAAAAGGTACGAATATCAGGAGTGCGGTTCAAATGTTCGAGAAAAAGCCTATAAACAACGGAATAGCTATATACGAGACACTAGAAGGCATACAAGAGCTTGAATCTGGTGTTACTTCAGCTTCAAAAGGTGCAGCAGGAGAGGAAAAAGTAGGTATTTACGAGGGTAACTTGGCTAATGTTTCAGATAGGCTAGGGCTACTTAATAAGTCTTATGCTAATGCTTACCACCGCTTTGCATTGCTTTATCAGTACGGAATCAGAGAACATCTTAACAAGAAGACTGCAATTAAGATGATTGGACCTGATGGGGTTGAGTTTGATGAAATTACTAAAACAGACATCACTCCCCGTAGAGGAGAGTACGACATCTTTATTTCTGCTTCGGATGCTGAAAGAAACGAGGATATTCTTGATAAGCGTAGCAAATTAGGCTTTGTTAGCGAAAATAGAGGTAATAAGCGTGTGAATCAGAGCTTCTTAATAGAATTAGAGGCTGAAATAGCAGGGTTTACTCCTGATCAGATAGCTAGACTTATGGATACTGAGGATTACGGCAGCAAGGACTTACTAGCAGAGGCACAAAGAGATATACAGTTGATATTGGATGGTAAGGAAGTAGAGCCTAATCAGAGTGCGAATACAGCTTATGTTAAGAAGATTGTGGAGTACGTCAGAGATAAGCACGAGGGCTTAACTGAAGAACAAGAGCTTAAGCTTCTAGCTTATATAGACACTGTAATGCCTATTGTTGAGAGAAATATGGTTGATTTGGCGGTGCAAAAGGCGGCTATGGCTGGTGCAGTAGTACCACCATTAAATCAGGTTGAACCTACTCAAGAGGAAGTTCCACAAGAGCAGCCTCAAGAGGAAGATATAGAAATTTAAAAATTTACCTTATGCCTAAAGATAATCAACTAAGCGACTCTGAATTAATAGCAGTCGCCAATCTAAAGACAATAAAAGCTATAAAAGAGCTAGAGCCATTGCTTAATGCTATTGCAGTAGCACAGTTAAAATCCACAGAAAAGCTAGTCAAAGCCTTGAGCGGCAAAGAAGCTTTAGTAATTAAACCAGTGCTGGAGCAGATTTCTAGTTTAAAAAAGCTGGTTCAGAGGAAAGATAAGACTACTGAGATAGTTATGGAGGCTAATAAGAGAATTATTAGTGAGATTAAGGATATTTCAGTAGATATAGACCTAGACCCGTTTATTGACTCTATTAAGGGCTTAGAGGGTATTTTAAAGAAACTTCCTAAAGGTTTACCACTTGAGAAGAAGAGAGTGGCGGTAAAGCTGTACGAAGAAGATATAAAGAGACTGGAAAAGGCTATGAATTGGCGAGTTACAGGGCCTTTTGATGTAAGAGCTATAAATAAGTTAGTCCCAGAGCAACACGATGATGTGATTATGACCTACGACGTTAATAACAATATGACCAGAGCCGAGTTTAAGATGGGGCTTAATACAGTGGCGATCATAGAAATGACCTATGATGTTAATAATAATATGACGAGGGCATATAGAGTTTAATGGCTGATAGATTAAAGTACAATCCATTAACAGGTGAGTTTGACTTCTCTGGGAGCGGGAATGTAGCTTCTGAGGAGGATAGCACTCCAGTACAAAGCACAGTATCAACTATTGATGTTAGGGGTGAGCTTGCTTGTTTTTTAGAAGGTGGTAAGACTGTTATTCAATACCCACCTCCCACTTTTGCATCTCACTACAACACGAATGACGGCTCTTCTTCTGCAGTAGTACCCGATGTATCTGTAACCACTAGAAACGTCTCAAATCCAACCACAGAGGGCAATCCGTTCAAGATAGGAGACTGGACAGCAGGAACAGCACAAGATTGTCATAGGGTTAATGCTCAGTCCTACGCTACACCTAATGACTGTTTATTTGAGGATGATACAACCACCTTTGAGGTGAATATTTATGATGCGGACGGCTCAACAGTGTTAAATACACATACTACAGCCGCAATAACAGGGAATATAGACTTAACTGTAGATGATATTAGAATCCAAGTTACGGGCTGGACTTCAGTGTCAGGCGGTAAATATGAGGCTACAGTAACAGTTTCTTTCAATATTGATACACTTCTCCCTAATGGTGGTAGGTATTCAGTCGAGATAATCCACCACAACTCAGGTACAGACTACACCAAGACTCAAGATGATATATTCTCAGATACAGAGAATCTTACAGCGGCTCTTACTGGGGTTACTTTCACCGAGAATACACCCGTAATAGTGAGAAAATCAGGTGTTTATATGTATGACACTGGGTCAACCTTTAATGTGGCGGTTGCAGATATAGATAACTTAAACTCAAGATCATACCCAACAACACAAGTTCAAGTGCAGGATGATAATATGGGACTGCCAGACTTAAGTTTGTCAGGCTCAGACTTAACTTCTTGGACTAATGCTCACGATAACACTAATGCTTCATACACCAAATCAGACTGGGCTATTAACCAAGCGGATTACTTTTATCAGGGTGCAGCAGGTAGAGCTAAGGCTAGATATGTTGACTGGTCTTCTGGCTCTTGGGTGAACTCATCAACATTGACTGTAATTATTGATACTTACAACGATGACTCTACTAGAGTTTATGAGGACTTTACAGGGGAGACTAATCGTTTAGAGGACGACTTATCCACATCTTGGGACTCAACCCAGAATTTAAATACTTACGATGGTGGTGATAATCTACAAGTGGGGGAGGGTACTTATCTGCTCTACCCATCAACAGATTACAGTGCTTACTCCCCCAGTGCAGGATCACAGCCTGATTACTCCTCATACTCAGGTGATGCTTATTACTACAGAAGAATGTGGCACACAGGCACAGCTCACTCAAATGGGTTGTTTAACTTTGTAGGTTTAACAGAGGCGGACATAACCGCTGATGATTTAATTATTGAAATATCCCTTAATGGTACAGACTGGTACAACTGTAATGAACCATATCTTGGTGGTTCTTTATCAGATGGTGATGGTTGTAGAATAAACTCAGGTACTCAGAATATGACTCTTAACGGCAACCTTGAATTTACACTTGGTTCTGGTGGTGCTACATCAGTCTCTACAGGTGGGGGATGGGGTATATATATCAGGTTGACTATGCCAGACACATCAACAGTCAAGCTAGACTTAATGCAAATAACTAACTGGAATTAACAAATGGCAGTATTATCAACAACATTTAAGACAGATCAAGGCTTTTGGACGAGTAAAGGATTAGCAAAAACTGAAGAAAATCAGTATCTATTTGAGTCTTTTATTAAATCTGGTCAAAACCTTTTAGCTGGTGAGACTTGGGCTTATACACCTGATTATGCAGCTAACAGTACAGCAGCGGACACTTGGGTTACTAATAACCCAACCCTAGGTCAAAAGTACACTCAGCAGGTTTTAACTGAAGTCCCTGGGTCAAATGGTCAGGCTTGGAGGATTATTGATGGGGGTGTGCATATTAGAAACTGGATAGCTCCAACAGACGCTCCTGATACAGACGGAACACAATCAGACGGATATTTCGCTGTAGTAATGCAAAATGACAATACTGTTATCCCACCAAGCGAAGGTAAGTATATCAGGGACTATAAGCCAGGTTTGATAATCTTTGAGGAGGGCTACACCCCTTCAGATATGGGGTACTCAGAGCCTATTAAGGTTACTTGTTACGTCTATATAGGTGATATGGTGAGCGATGCTCTTGGTGCTGGTACTTTTACTGGTCTATCAGACACCCCAAGCTCTTACGCAGGGGAGTCATTAAAACTTGTAAGGGTAAATGTTGGTGAAACTGCCCTAGAATTTGTGGATGTAACTGATATAGACACCTACAAGGTTAAGTCCAGTGCTACAGATACCACGGCTGGTTACTTATATGATGAGCTTATTGCTGGTACTGGTATTAGCATATCTGTAGGCGGTGCAGGTGATGAAAAGGTAACCATCTCAGTAGATGGATCGTCTTTAGATGGTGATTATTTGAGACTGGATGCAGCAAATAGCCCTGTTACAGGTCCTTTAACTATTACAAACACATTGCTTGTAACAAGTACCCTAACAACAGGTGTTGATCTTATTGTTGGTACATCAGCTCAAATAGGAACATCACTTCAAACAGGAACATTTATAACATCAGGTAGCTTCATAACCGCCCAAACAACAATAACCGCAGGATCACATTTAATTACACAAGCACAGGGGGAATTAAGACTAAGCGACTCTGATAGCTCAAATTATGTTGGATTTAGATCACCAGCTACAGTGGCTTCAAATCAGATATGGACTCTACCAGACTCAGATGGTGCAGCTTCATCAGTTCTTACTACGGATGGCGGTGGTATTCTATCTTGGAAGTCTATAGGCACACTTGGAGACGCTACTTATCTACGCCTAGACCTAACAAATGATCCTATATCAGGCACACTAAGCCACCACGGAGACTATCTTCTTGGTGCTACTACAGTTGCTGGTAGTACAACAAACATAAAGGCGTCTGCTTATGACGGAGTTTTGAGTACTGGTGGCACAGATTTGGGTACGGACACTCAAACAACCCGTGATTTCTTGATGTACGGACACGATTATCGTATTAGACAGGATGGTGATATTGCTTCAGTTTCCCTTTATATAAATACATTAACTTCTGTAACCTCAGTTACCTTAAAGGTTTGGAGAAAGTCAGGCTCAACCTATGATATGGTTGGCTCTGCCGTGCTTTCTGGGCTTGGTACTGGGTTAAATACAGATATTGCAGCCTCAATTACAGATGTGGAGGAGGGTGATTTCTTAGGTATTACAATTGTTAAGTCCACAGGTACAAATAACCAAGAGCTTAAGGCTAGAGCAGAGGCTTCTCCAGCTAACACTTGGAAAACTTACTACTTCAACTCAGCCCAAACTGGTGATGATGTGGACTGGGAAGGTTCTTCAGATGGAAATAACAACCAAGTTGTAGTTCCACTTGAGGTAAAAATGACTAATGCCCCTTATGCGGTGTTTATTGGAGACTCCATTATGGAGGGTCAAGTAACCACAACACCATTTACGGGTAATATGTCTTTCGTGAACGACGATGCTGATATAGAGGATATGGAAAACTCCATACCTTACTTTGTTGGTAGGTCAATGAATGTTACTTACCAGAATATGGCTATAGGAGGGCAAAAAGTATACGGAGAGATAGAGCCTAGATTTGAAGATGATGTTATAGATGCAGAACCTAGAATAATTATCGCTAATGGTGGTATTAATGACTTATTCCTACTTGGTTGGGTCGGTGCTACACCTTCAGCTGGTGATATTTCTACTGCTAAGACAAATATGATCACAGCTTGGACTTCTATTCTTGATGCAGCAGATACTGCAGGTATACCTATTGTGGTTATGTCTCTTACTCACGGATACGACAGTGGTGTTATAACAAACCCTACACTTTACTCACAGTCTGTAGATGACTGGAATGACAGCCTTAGAACACTTGTTCAGAGCTATGATGATGCAATATGGATTGAAACGGATGTTTGGGTAGATCAGTTTAGAGTTGGTGGTGATGCGGGTAATCTATGGGATCAACAAGAAGAATACCGCTCTGATGGCTTACATTTCTCAGATATGGGCTATAGGAGGCTTGGTGAGGCGATTATAGACGGGATGGCTCAAGCTAGGGTGTTCGGTAAGGTTCACGCTTCTAATTTAAGGGTGGAACACGGAATTACCTTTGATGGAGACAATACTAAGTATATTCAGGTAGATAGACAAAAGAGGTACGACACTTATGGTAATCCTTTAGTTATTAGGGGTGGTGGTGCAACAATTGGGGCAACCAATCAATATGGTGGTGATGTTATCCTTATTGGTGGTATTTCCACTGGTACAGGTAAGTCTAAGGTGGCTTTTGGTGGTTCGGAAGCTGGTTCTTCAGGTGTGGACGATAATCCTTACTCTATCTTCGGTACTATATCTGAATACGGATTCTATTTCGGTCCAGGTGGAACAGGTAATAACTTTGCTTCATATCCCTTCCACGCACAAACTACAGGGGCAACATTATTCTTTGGTGCAGAAGCAACTACTGGTAAACACGCTTCAGCCTTTATTCAAGGTGGTGGTGCTACCACAGTAGCGGACAATATTGTATTTGATGGTACTCAGTACGTCGTCAGAGGACACGGAGGGGCTGGTGCAGTTAAAATATCCGCTATAGCAGTGGGTGATGCTCGCGGAGCTGGTTACGCTGGTAGTGGGTTCACTGATGGCGACACCATAGCTCTAGTTGATATGGCAGATTATCAGACTTGGGGCTGGTCAGAGGATAAATTTAGCATATATAAAACAGATAAGACTGGTATTAGGCTCTCATCCGATGAAGATGACGGAAAAGGCTCTGTTATTGCTCAATTAGATACAGTAAATGCTACTGTTATTGGTAATAACTTTAATATGGACGATGCTACTACTAACAGATGTACCTATGCTGGTAGTGTTGTTTCTATAGCTCTGCAAGGTGGTGAGTTTATTGTTTATAACAAATCAGGCCTTGCGGTTGATGACACCTTTGTAGGTGATGAGAGATTAAGGGTGAACCTTAACGGGTCTTTAACTATAAACGACACCTATACTCTTCCAGCTTCAGATGGATCAGCTAATCAGGTATTACAAACTAATGGTGCAGGTCAGCTGTCTTGGGTAACTGGTGGTGGAGGTTCTACTTCCCCAGGTGGTTCAGATACACAGGTTCAATTTAATGATGGCGGCTCATTTGCTGGTGATTCTGCTCTTGTTTGGGATAAAACAGACAATACTTTAACTATTATAAATACATCCAAATCAGCTCTTAGGGTGGCTGATGCGGTTGATGGTGCTGGTGGTGTATTAGCCTACTCCAGTACAACAGATTCATTTACAGTCGGTGAAGGATTTGATATGACTTCTGCCACACAACTTACCGCTAGAGACACTGAGGCTTCAGCTACAAGCTATGTTGATGGAACAACCCGCTTCTATAACGACAAATTCCTTGTTGATGATGCAACGTTTGTTGCTACTGAGTCAGGAAGATTTGATACTGAGAATAATTTAAAAATAAATAAAACAGATAGCGATCAGTACAAGGTTGATATTACTGGTACAGCAGTAACACGAAATCCATCCCTTACTTATTCTGGCTCTGGCCCTAATGACTTAACTGTAGCTGGAACATACACAGGAACAGTTATTGAGAAATACATAGTTAAGATAACTACTGTTAACACAGGTGCAATCACTCAGATGGCATCAGGATTATTGTTTGACAGTATTATTACGTCTAACGGACACGGATTATCTAACGGGGATTATGTAGAAATAACAGGAACAGTTAAATATAATGGGGTTTTCGCTGTATATAGCGTAACTGCTAATACATTTAATATAGCAGTTCCATTTACAGCAGATGAGGCTACTGGTACTTGGACACAAGCGTTTTTCCAGTGGTCAAGTGATAATGGTACAACATTTAACGGCACAGACTTACCAAGCACAGGTATAACCACAGGCATAGACTTAACAGATAATGGCTTAACCTTTATATTCTCTGCAATATCTGGCAAGGTGGTTGACGATCAATGGGGTTTTACTGCTTACCCAAATCAAGATATTTTCAGGGGTGAGTCAGATGCTGGTAACGATGTATTCGTAATAAAGAACGATACTGAAAGAATAGGTATAGGAACTAATGCCCCTAGCTACAAAATGTCTTTTGCTGGTTCAGCAGACACTGTTATAGGTATGGAGGCTGATCCATCAGGTGCAGGGCATAATCTTGGAGTATTAGCAGGTGCAGCCGCAGGTACAGATCAGGATGGTGGTGTTGGTTACGTTTCTGGTGGTTATGCTACTGGAGACGGAGGTTCTGAATTCCAAATATGGACAACTACGCCAAATCAAGGCTCTGGTACAGCTTCAAGAGCTCCATCAGCAAAGGTTACTGTTGAGGGTGGAGGTTTGATTGCAACATTTAGAAGTGCTGATGAGGCTTCTATTAACTTTAGAACTGGTACATCTGGTGCTCCTACAAACGTTGAGGAAGGTGATATGTGGTACGATGACACCAGTGATGCCATAAGAGCTTTGATTTCAGGAGCAGATCAGGCTCTTGTGGGTCATTTACACTCTGCAACATCTTATACTTCATACACTGGTACAACTTGGACAACTCTACATACATACTCAATTCCAGCTGATTTCTGGGAAGAAGGTAAGACAGTTCAAGTAACAGCTTATGGTACTCTTTCAACAGATGCTACACCTGGCAATATTGGGTACTTGTTTAGAATTGGAACAACTACAATAGCAACAATCGGAACAGTGGCATTACCAAGCAGTTTGTCTAATAGGGGTTGGAACTCTGAGATTTACATAACCTGTACCGCTACAACAGCAACACAAGCAACCCTAGAGGTTCAGGGTCAGGTAAGACTATCACTTAGTGCAGCTGATGCGGTTGTTATTGATATGGAAAGAACAGCGACAATAACAGTTACAAGGAATTCAGCTCAAAACCTACAAAGCAGAGTAGACTTCTCTAGTTCTGGTAATACGCTTGTTGAGAGGTTGTTTGTGGTAAGGGCATTAAATTAATAAAGTATTTTTGTTATAATAATAGTGTATATATAAGTATTAAGATGGGAGTACGAAATGATACTAAAAGGAAAAACTAACAGAGAACTAGGAGGCCTATATGATGGCTTAGTTAATGTTAGCCGTGTAAACGGAGCAAATATTAAATTTAGTTACGCAGTGAGCAAGAATATGCGTAAGTTAAAACAGTTTATAGACGACCTTAAGGAGGTATTAAAGCCTACTGAGGAATTTAAGAAATATGACACTGCAAGGATAGAGATTTGTGAGAAATATTGTGAAAAAGATGAGGCATTAAAGCCTAAATTTACCCCACAAGGGAATTATATTATTAAGCCAGAAGAACAATTAAACTTTGCTAAAGAGATAGAGAAGCTAGATCACAAGAACAAGAAGATTGTTGATGAGAGAAAGAGGATTACAGAAGAGTTTGAGAGTATGTTGGATGAAAAAGTAGAAGAATTTGAACTTCACGACATCCTGTATTCTACGCTCCCAGAGACACTAATCCCTTCTCAATTAGAAGGAATACTAGATATGGTTGTTGAGGATGTTGATCCAATGGCGAAACCAATAGAGGATAAAAAGAAAAAATAAGGAAGAGGCGGCAATAAGTCGCCTTTTTTTGTACCTTACAACTAGGAGGCTAAAATGAACGTTAACAGATGGTTTATCATCATACTCATAGGCATACTCATTTTCCTTTGTCAGATACAGAGGTGTGGTGATGTTCTATGAAGACAGTAACTCAATACGAATGCAAGGATTGTGAGTTCGGGGATATACACCCTATGGAAACTTGCAAATTCTGCCCGTACACCCACAGACTCATAAACCGCAACTCAGTGGCTTGTGAAGAGATCAAAAGGAAGAAGGTGTCTCCAAAATGGCAGAAAACAAAGAAATTGTAGAGATGTTTACCCTTCCTTGCCCTGAGTGCAAATGTACAGACGCAATTGTTCTCGGTGTAAGGGATGAATATCTATACCTACAGTGTCTTAATGACGACTGTGGGATAACAATAAGATGGAGTATGCGACATCTCGCTGCTATATCTTATCCAGCTCCCGAAGAGGATTTTGATGAGACGATCAGATTCGAAGTCCCAGACAAAGGCAACAACGGAAAAACAGAGTAGAAAACATAAAGCCTCCTTAAAAGGGGAAGCGTAAAACCTTCCCCAACATTTTTAAAAAAAGACAATGACACTAGCACTTATTTTCATACTATTTAGCGGCATAGTAGCCATACTATTCATATTATTTTTACTGATTATGGCTTATTATATTAGTAACCGATATAGATGAAAGTAATTATCAAATTCGCCCAGAGACGAAGTTTCTACTGGAGAATGAGACGATTTATTAAAAATTTAAAACTATTTAAGAAGTGGGGCGTATGGCCAAAGAACTAGAATATAGAGGAGCGTTAATAGACCAGCCGAAACCAGAGGACTGGATAGCTGGAAGTGATAAAAGTATACCTTATAAGGTGGTTTGTTTAGACTGGACTCCTTATTTACCTAGACCAGAGAGACAATACAACAGATATATGGACACGATGGGATGTGTGTCTTTTTCGGCTTTAAATGTTATTGAGACAGTCTTAAACTATATGTTGGCTATGGGGTTAATTCCTGAGCATTTGGTTGAGAGGCATACGGCTGAGGGGTATATCGTGGATGGTAAGTATGAATTTTCAGACAGGTGGGTGGTTGTGTTGAGCGGTACGACTAAAAAAGGTAACTATGGTAGTGCGGTATGGGACTCAATAAGAAATGACGGGCTTTTACCAGAGAAAGACTTTCCTTTTGACGATAATCTTACTTGGGAGCAATACTATGATAAGAGTTATGTAACAGATGAAATGAGAGCTAAGGCTAAGGATTTCTGCCACAAAGAAGATGGTGATTTTATTGTTGAGTATGAGAGATTGTTGCTTGGTATGACACCAGAGAATATAGATATTATCAATAAACACCGCAAACAAGCTCCAGTGCAGGTGTTTACTAAAGTTTGCCCAGGTTGGAACACAGACACCCCAGTTAAGGCTTGTGATCCTTACCCTACTGGACACGCTACGATGATTTACGATGTCTCTGATTATGTTTACGATTTTGATCATTATGAGCCATTTGCTAAGAAATTAGCTCTTGATTATGGTATTCCGTTCGCATATAAGGGTATAATAAGATTAAACGATAATAAAATGGAAAAGATTAGGTTATGGATTGAGGGTATGTACGATGAGTTTGGCTGGGATAAGTCCCAAATGTGGACTACAGCTAGGCAAAATGCAATAAACACCGATCCAAAGAAAGAGGGCAAGGATTTTGCCAAAGCCATCAGGGGACACATTACTGATAGTGCGAAAAAAACTCTAATACAACAGATATTAGATATATTTAAGTATAAAAAATAAGACGGGGATATTTTTATGAGTGAAACTTTAAATAAGATACACGACGCTTGGCCAGAGCTAAAAGATAATACATCAGAGACTTTAACAGCTCTAGCAAAACGTTTAGATACTTTAAAGGATTTGAATTCATTTGTGGATTCAGAAACTGGTAAAGAGTTAATGAAGAGATTTCGTGGCTTCGGACACGACATTTTACTGTCAGCTGTAGGATTAGCTGAAAATGGTGAGTACGACAGGGCTGCTAAGAAGCTCCTAGAGCTAAAGCCTATGATCCAATTCATTGCTATATTTGTTAGTTCAAAGAGGGATACGGACACAATGGAGGCAACTGTTGATGCTGAAGTTGAGCGTGTTTTACAAAACCCAGAGAACACTTAAGTTTTTAACAGGGGGTCGCTTTTGTGTTAATGCGATGCCGTCTCGTCCGTTTACACTTTAGAGGCCTCCTGTCATTTACTTAATAAAAGTTATATAATTAAAGAAGCTAAGGAGATATTATGTCAAAAGATGTATTAGACACTGCAGGAAAGTATGTTAGGACTTACGACAGCAAGACACACGGCAAAGATTACGGAAAACTAGCAGATATGTTCGCCAATAAGATAGGCGGAGTAGTTGTTTCTTCAAAAGCTGCTGCTAAAGAGGCTAAAAAGGTTACTGCTAAAAAAACAGCTACCCAAAAGCCTAAAGCTACAGCAAAGAAGAAGGCAACCAAATAAATTTATGTACAATTGTCGGAGGACGTTAAACTTTTTCTGGGTAGTTCCCAGAGTTATACAAACTAAATAACTGGAGGGCAATATGCCTAATGAAGACGGTATTACTCCTGAAGAGGAGGTAAATAATACAGACAATGTTGATGAAACCCTAGATGGGGATGAGATCGACACAGAGTCAGAAGCTGATGAGGCTGAAGATTCAGCTGATAGTGATGACACTCCTGAAAAGGAAACTGTACCACTAGCAGTACACCTTAAACTCAAGGACAAGGTTAAAGCCCTTAAAAAGGACCTTGATTCTGCCAAAGATGCCAAAGCTGAGGATGGGAAAGATACTCAACCTACAGCGGACGAACTGTCTAAGTTAGCTGAAAAGTATGACATAGACGAAGGGTTTGTCAGGGAGCTATCTGGTGTGATCAATAAAAAGACCACAACAGAGGTAGAACAGCTTAAAAAGCAAGTGAGTGAGGAGAAGGTCAACCAAGCATTTAATAAAGAATTTAATGCTCTGGCGGACAAATATCCAGCACTAGCCGAAAAAGCTGAGATCATTAAGGCTCTTTCCTTCACTGATCAATATAAGAACAGTGAGCTAGAGGAAATCGCACTTGATGCTTTCGGAGACTTGTTAGGTAAAGATAGTTCAGAGAACTCTAAGGATGGCTCTGATAGAGGAGAACTAGGTAAAAAACTAGATTTCGAAAATCTTACACCAGAACAAGAAGCGGAAGTTATGAAAGATCCAAAATTAAAGAAGAAACTGTTTGATTACAGGGATTCACAAGGGATTTAAGTCATTGAGTTAGAGGGTTAAAGGACGATGGCGGCATTACGGGAAGACGGCAGATATACTAATTTAACCCACTAAAAAGATGGCATTAACAGATTTTAGAGAGGCCTTTGCGGAAAGATACCAAGATATTTTGGGTAAATCTCTTGTAGCAATGAAAGTTGCTAACACTGGATTACAAGCTGGGTTGAAGTACGGAGACAAAGTTCACCGCTTCAAACTTGACTTAACTGGTGTTGTAGTAAGAGATGTTACAGTTGGTTCAGACCAAACTATTGATGCAATCACCGATTCTGATGAAACACTTGATGTTGACCAGAAAAAAGGTGCTGCATTCCCTATCTCTTCTTGGGAAGAAATCCAAGCAGGTCCATTAAAACCAGCTCTTACAGCTGGGCGTGAAGTAGCTCTTAAAGTTAAGAGATACATTGACGCAGATGTATTCTATGGAGTAACAAGTGCTACTTATACTTTCGATAATGGTAACTTAACTACTCTATCTTCAGACGCAACCCCAATCACCCTATCAACTTCTAATGCTCCAGTAATGGTTACTAGAGTTGCTGCTATGTTACAAGCTGGTAACGTACCAGAAGGAAACTGGGCTTTCGTTCTTGATCCATACGCAATATCAATAATCGCACAACACGCTATTGGTAAAGATTTGGATCTTTCTGAGAACATTCTTCGTAATGGTTACTCAGGACCACTATTCGGATTTAAAGTTTACAGCTCAAACAACTTAACAGGTGAGGCTGTTCTAGGTATGGCAACACAACCTACAGCTAACGACACTGTTGTTATTGAAGGTGTAACCTTTACTTTCGTAGCTTCTCCATCAGCAGCAGGTGATATTGATCTTGGTGCAGATGTAGACGCAACTCGTGCAAACCTAGAAGCTGCTATTAACGCAGGTTCAGGTGCAGGTTCAGATTATATTGAACTTTCTGCAGCAGATCGTAAAACTATCACTTACGATAAGAGAATTACAGCTACTAACAACGACACAACCAACAAACTTACTATTGTAGGTAAAGGTTCAGGTCGTTTGACTCTAAGTGAAACATTTACAGATGCTACAGACGCTTGGGACAAGAACTTTGTCCACTGCTTCGCAGGTAAAGTAGGTTCTATTGACTTAGTTGTTCAAAAAGACCCTATGCCTGTTCTAAGAGAAGAACCTAAGCAAGAAACAGTCAACGTACTTGTAAACACTCTCTATGGTACAAAAGTATTCAACGATGGTGCTAACAAGATGATTGACCTTAAGATTGCTGCTTAAGTTTAGTGTCTTTCCTTTGCTCCCATTTCTTGGGGGCAAGGATAAGGACATTAAGTAACTAATTTAAAAAAGTATGACAGGTGAAGAAATAATTGAAGTCTTTAGGACGTTAGTAGATGACGAACTTGGAGACATTGATGACGTAAAGCTATTAAACCTAGCTTACAGAACAGTATTAAATATGAAGTCTTGGGAGTTTCTAAGAAAAGAGTACTCTGGGACTATAAATTCTGGCGATGATTATATTGCATTGCCAAGTGGTTTTGCTTATATCCCACTAGATGGAGCAAAATTATATCCAATAGTTTATCTTGGGACAGATGTTAGTGAGTATTCAGTAATCCCATACAGTAAAAAGAGAACATACAGAGACTCTAAATGGTTCTTCTATGTGGATTTAGTGAACGATAAACTTATGGCTACAGAGCCTATGGATGAGACTTTAGCTATTGAATTTGACTATATCTACATACCAGCAGACCTAACACTTACAACTTCACCAGTGTTTTGGAGTGATTTCCATCAAGGCCTAGCTTACGTAATGGTTCTACTCTTCAATATGGCAGATCAAGAAGAAAAGAGCAGAGGCTACAGTGTAGAGGCTGAGGTTAAGGGTATGGATTGGTTTAATCAAATGGCTATGAGAGACGCAAGGTTAAAGACAGCTTTATAGATGGCAAGAAGAAATAAAGATACACAAGTTTTTGATAAGGGTGTTCATAATAAATATGCTTCACATCTTATCCCAGATACAGCAGCTTCGGATGCTCTGGGTTGGCTTTCAAGAGGAGATAGAATAGAGCTTAGTTATGGTAAGGAGATAGTCGGGGCTGAGGCTTCTGGTTCAGGCAGAGTTAGAGGTCATCACTGGGGGCATATGAACGATGGAACAGCGGTTCAGTGGAAAAAGGTCGGCACAAAGATTAAAACCCACAACACAGTAACTGATGCTTGGGACGATGTTATTACAGGTTTAGAAGAGGATGATGAGTATACTTTTGCTAACTATGCTTCATTATCTGGTAATTTTGTGTTTGTTAGTGGACCAGATGGTTTATGGAAGATTCCAACAGCTAACCCAACAAGTGCGGTTGATATGTATGATTCAACCAAGAACTACAAGGGTAAGCTTAACATCAACGAAAACAGAACAGTTATGTGGGGACTTTCAAACGATAAAACTGGTTTATATCTCTCACATATTGACGAAGGTAACTACACCACTGTATCAGGTGAGTCTATAGGTACAGGTGATGGTTCAACTAAAACTTTTGCTGGAACACTGGCATTTAAAGCTGGTGGCTCAACAAGAACTTGTTTCGGTATAGTTATAACAGATACAGTAGAAACATTTACGGATGATTATTCTGGTAATTTAGTAGGTGATCAAGGCGGTACTGGTACTATAAATTACGCTACAGGAGCTTATTCTGTAACATTTGATACTGCTCCAACGAACCTACAGGCGATTACTGGTGATTACCAATGGGAAGACTCCAACAACGGAGGAATAACAGATTTTACATATTCAACACCTAGATTAGCTGGTGAGGGTGATATTATACGACAAGACGAAGGTGGTGATGCTACACAAGCGGTTCTCTGGTTTAACCAGATAGCTTACTCAATCAAAGAAAGGTCGGTATACTACTTAGATTTGTCCGTGGACGACACTGATGCCCGAAATAAGCCATTTAGGAACAATATAGGTCTTTCTAACTACAGAGCAGCCGTAGCGACTGGAAACGGCCTTGTGTTTATGGATTTATCTGATCCGAAGAACCCTAGACTACAAAGACTACAGCTTAATGTAAGCGGTGATGAGTTAGTCCCACAGGAATTAGCTGATCATTTCGACTTCTCATTATATGAGTGGGATGATTGTGCAATGGGGTTGTGGGGTGAATTTATTGTATTTAGTGGCACAGTGAACGGCCAAGATGCTAATGACAGGCTATTCCTTTACCACCCAAAGAGAAATACTATTGATGTCAGAGATGGTAACTTTACCACTTTTGCCCCTAATGGCGGATTTTTGTACGCTGGGGACGCAATTTCAGACAATGTGTATAAAGTATTCACTGGATTTGATGATGAGGGGTATGAGATACAAAATCACTTCATAGGTAAAGATGATAACTTAACCACAGAACAGCTTAAAAAGGTTAAGAAGCTGCAGTTTGAGGGGTATATAGCCCCAGATCAGTCTTGTAACGTCTATGTCTCTTATGATGATGGCGATTTTGAGTATGTTGGAGTTATTGAAGGTTCAGCAGACTATGTAGATAAGACCAAGAGCTACACAGTAGGGTCTTCTATGGTTGGTAAGCCAGAGATTGGTGGAGGCTCATTATTAGGTGATGATGAGGGTGGAATTGTATATCACTTTGATATGCAGATGAGAATTAGGCCACCTAAGTTTAAGAGGAGAAGAGTAAAGTTGGTAGCTCAGGGACTTGGTTATTTAGCTTTTGTTTTAATAAAAGACAGAGATATTAGACTCAGAGGGGATAAAATGCCTAGAAAATATAGAGATTATACCCAAAGTCCTGTATAATATATAAAGAGTACGGCATCGCCCGTACACGTTTTAATTTAAAAATATGTCAGTAGTAAAAGTAATAGCAAATTTTGAGACGACTATATCATCAGAGATCAGTGCAACTGATACTTCGATTTCTTTAACCGATCCCACAGATAAGCAAGGTACTACCATCCCTAACGGGGTTTATGGATTTACTTTAGAAGAGGGGACTACTAGAGAAGAACACATAATAGGTACTATTTCCAGCGGGAATATAACAGGTGCTTTAAGGGGTATATCAGATGTTGACGGAACTACGGAAGAAACTGATTTGAAGTTCAAACACCGCAGAGGTGCTTCAATTAAAATAACTAATTTTCCAGCCCTACAAAAGATAATTCGCATATTAGAAGGTACAGACTACACTGGTGCTTCTATTTTCCGTATAGGTGATGGTACAGATCAAGATATTTACATATATGCTCAAAACGCAGATGCAAACAAGCCATTTATTAGATATGACAAAACAACAAACAACTGGCTAGGATCACACGACGGATCAACTACTTTTGTGCTTGGTTCAGGTGTTGGTGGTTTTACAGGTGGTGATGGTATTGATATTACAGCTTCTGTTATATCTGTTGATTTTGCTTCAAATCCAGGGCTAGAGTTCTCTTCAAACCAACTTAGAGTTAAGGTTCACACTGCAGCAGCTACAAAACTTGCCAGAACCAGCTCAGGTATTGGATTGGATCAATCAGCTACACCTACTTGGACTGGTGCTCACACATTTAATTCAACATTAAATATAGCTACTGCTTCAAACTGGCAACTAGCAGGAACTGCATTTACTGGTTCAATGGCTCTCCTTAATGAAGCTACAACCTTCTTTAATGCAACAAATGCTACTGGTGCGGAGATGGAGGAGTTGACTGATGGATCAACCTTAGCCCCAACATCAACATCAGGACATAGACACGACCTATTCTCATTAAAAGATATTACAGATGAGTTCTTTATGATTGGGTCTATGAATGACGGAGCTACTGAGACAACTAACGGAAGTGCCTCAATTACTAGGAAATGGGCTATGTCATACTTTGATACAGGCACTACCAGTACAGCAATTCTTCAATTCCCTAATATAGCTACTGGTGCAGAGCTTCTTGGTATGGAGAACTATGATATGGAGTTCACTATCATAGCTAAAACCACAGATTCAGGTAACAGAAATATCTTCTTAGGTATAGAGGATGGTGGCTTCGGTACATCAGTGCCAGGTGCTGCAACCTCAACAGCGGATCATATAGGATTCTTTATTCACGACACATCAGTTTATGCTTCTTGTGCTAACGGATCAACACAAACTAAGACTGATATATCTGGCTCAGTTACAGAAACCAATTACAATGTTTACAGAATAGTATTAGACGCTGGTACAAGTGTTAAGTTTTATGTAAACGGAACACTGTTAGCTACACACACAACAAACCTTCCAGCGGCAACAACACCAAATACAGAGGTGTTTATAGGTATATCTGAAGACACAACATCTTCTGGTCCTACGCTTGTGATAGCAAATAATTATACACTTAAAATAGTTAAATAAGATGGCAGTAGATAAGAAAAACCTAACACAACAAGAACAAGAGGATTTGGAGACAAAGAGAGATGATCTGGTTGAGGCTATCCAAAAAAAAGAAAAAGGTTCTGAGAGTATGACCCTTGCTGATGTTATTGAATACATAAAGCTAGATATGGAGCTAAAGGGGTACGAGAAAGAGAAGAAAGGATAGGACGATGACGGACACAGATTTAATATTAAAACTGATAGAACAGCAATCTCAAACAATATCTGATCTTCAAAGAAACTTCCAAATATTGAATGATCACTCAATAGAGTGGGTTCAGGGGATGACAGCAGTCGCAACAAAGGTAGATATTCTTATGTGGCTCACAGGTGTAATATTAGTGGTATTTATAGGCTTAGTAGTCGAGAGGCTATGGGCTAGTAAGAAAAACGGACATAATAATAGTAATAATAAATAGGAGTAAGAAATGGAATTGATATTAGGATTATTAACTTCAGTAGTAGTAAATCTTCTCAAGAAGATGATCGCAAAGTATGGTGCTTTAGCTACAAAGGCTTTGGTGCTTGTTATATCAGGAGTAGCCGCTATTCTATGGCATTTCTACGGGCAACAAATTGATTGGACAACTTGGTTGGCAATCGGTGGTATAGCTGTAGGATTCTATGAATTTGTACTTAAGAATTGGTGGCCAAATAAGTAAAACTAAAAGATGGCAAAATATGTAACAACAGACAATCAGTCTTTCGACACACAGGAGGAAGCGGTTAAACACGAACAATCTATAAATAGTGCCTACTGGCAGGATTTATCAAGAACTGGTAGGGATGTTTCTAATATGGGTTCTTCATACCAAAGTGCCTACAATATAGCTCAGGGCTTAGTAGGTGGTGGTTCAGATACCCCAGTGGATGGTGTTAAAAAAACAGCGTCAAATGGTTTTGGTACTGGCGTTGGTATTGAGGGCGGAGAAACTGAGATAGAAAGAATGCGTCGTGAGTTGTACGAACAAAGCCAAAATACTCAGAGCAGGGATGATATTAGGTCTTCTATGGTTGAAAGATACCAAGAGAGGATCAATGCCATAAATAATATGTACGCAGGGCTTATAGCTGAAGAAAGAGTAGCTGGTGAAGGTAGATTAGGCCAAACAAGAGCTATCGGTGCTAGGTCAGGATTACTTGGTAGCCCTAGAGGTGCAGCACAAAAAGCAAAAACTGAGAAATACAATGCAGATATTATAAAAGGCCTTGAGAATGAAAAAGCCCTTAAGATACAGGCATTATTCACAGAAATAGACAAACTAACAGATCAAAGAGTTAAGGAGGAGACTGAAGCTAAGAGGCGTGGAGCTGAAGAATGGCTAACCTATCTAGGAAGCCAAGCTGATCGTAAGAGAGAGAATGCGGGGATGGTGCTTGATGCTATGCTTTCTTCTGGCCTAGAACCAGCAGACTTATCAGATGAGGAATTAACAAGAATAGCAGGGCAATTAGGTATGAGTCCAGCAGATGTTTCAACAATTATACAAGGAAAATATGACGAGATAGCAAGAGAAAACGAAGCAGCTATCGCAAAGGGTGAGTTGGATCAATACAAGGCGTTACCAGCAGATATTAAGGCTTATGAGTATGCTCTTGCGAATGGATTTATCCCAGAAGGGACATCCTTCTTTAATTACTTGAAACAAGAAGCGGATGCTACCCGTGCTCCTAAATCACCAACTAGAGCTACTGAGAGTCAGATAAAGAGATCAACCATAGCGAAGCTAACTGAGTTCTTAACAACAAATGCTGGAGGTGATAATAGAGTTTCGCCTAGCAACTATAATGAAGCTAAGAGTGAGTGGCTGGAACAAGGATATTCAGGTGCTGATTTTGATGAAATATTTGCCAGATTTGTTAATAGAGATCACGAAGAGGATTATGATATTTCATTTTAATAAATTATGGGAAGAATATTATCAGGTGAGTGGAAGAAGGGTAGAACAGATGTTGCTCCTGTAGGTAGGATTCTGTCAGGTGCTTGGAAGACACAACCGAGACAAACAACTCAACCAGTTCAAGAAACACCCAAAGACGTGGGCTTTTTTGAAAGAGTAGGACAGGTTTTTAGAGGAGAACGAAAAACCCTTTTTGGTGAAACGGATGAAGAGAAAAAACGAAAAGAGGAGGAGGCTAAGAGAAAATCAGAGTCTTTAGGATTCATTGGACCAGTTAGACCAAAGGAAGAGGGAGGAACAACTTTTGAGCAAAATATATTAGCTGAGAGGGAAGGAAGAAAACCGCTTCCAGCTCTTGATTTTATTGATAAATTACAAGAAGTTAAGGATGATCCAGTCCAACTAGCTCCATTTGCTGGTGATGCTGTAGAGCTTGTTAGGTTGGGTGAGTTGGGAATAACTGCCCAAAAATTACTGAGTGGAGAGAAGATAGATGAGGAGCAGTTGGAAGACCTTAACGAGTATGTTGAGAGAGCACAAAGAGATACGACGTGGGGTTATAAGGTTGCAGATGTTATTTCAGAGGCGATCCCATTTGCCACCGAACTATACTTAACAAGAGGTTTGTATACTGTTCCACAAAAAGCGGCTTTAAAAACTGCTAAGAACACCTTGAAAAAACTGCTTACCAAAGAGGGAGTAAAGCTGCTTGAGAAGAGGCTTGTTAAGATGGGGCTGAAGACAGCAAGTGTTGTTGCTGGGGCTACTACACAGGCTGCAGCTACAGGTGTTATTAAAGTACCCGCAAGGACTGTTGAGAAGCAGTTACAGGCCACACTAGCAGGAGACGAGGAGAGCGTCTATACAAGTGCTATTAAGGCTTTTGGTGAGCATTGGGTGGAAACAGTCAGTGAACGCTCTGGGGGGCTATTTGGTGATATTGCAAAGCCATTTAGAGGTTCTTTAGTTAAGTTAGGGCTTATTAAGGCAGCTAGTAAAGCAAACCCAACAAAAAGCGTAAGCAAGGTGAGGAAAATTGTTAACTCACTTGGTTATCACGGAGTTATAGAGGAAATGCTTGAAGAGAGAATAGCTGAGGTTGGACACGGCTTATTAAATAAGGCTGGATTAAGTGATCAAGAATTTAGCATACCCTCACTTGAGCAGTTGAGTGTTGAGTTGGCAGCTTTTTCAGTTCCAGGTGTTGCCTCAAAACTAGCACAAGATGCAGCACGAACTTTTGATAGTAAAAACGTACTCCCAGAACAGAAAAAAGTAGTTTTACCACAAGCCAAAGAAAAGCCACCAATACTCAAGAAAGCAGAAGAGGCTGAGGCTGTAGAGGAAAGACCACCATTACCAGAGAGGGAATTTGAACCAACAACACAAGTACCAGTAGTACCCCAAACAGCTAAAAAGAAGGGAGCTATAGTTGAAACAGCTAGAAAAAAGGTTGATCTAACAGAAAGAGAAGTCGGTCAACTAGAGGAAGAAAGGATGTCTCTTGTTCAAGCATTAGAAGCTCCTAGTTTTGTTGGTGATGAGGTAGCTGGGGCGTTTGAGATGTACAGAAAGTACACCGAGTACGCTAGAAGAAGGGGTAATAACTTGCCAGATTTTGCACAACTACAAAAAAGAAATCCTAAATTAGCCAGTCAAATAGATACAGCAAGTAAAGATATTGATGACGGCTTAACTGGTGATGAGTTGATGGAACGTTTTAATAATGAATTAGACACTAAAGAGTCTATTAAGGGCAGATTGAAGAGCATAAGAAGAACCCTTGCTAAAGCTAAAGTAGAGGCCGTACAAGCACGAAAAGAAGTACGAAAAGAAGCAAAGAAACTAGCACTCCCAAAGAAGAAGAAACCGCTACCAGCAGCAAAGAAGCCGATCACAAAACAGGTCAAAAAGAAGGAAGTGAAGCCTGTTGTTAAGGATATTAAAAAACCAGTAACCAAAGAACCAAAGAAAGCAAAGATAAGTAAAGTAGCTAAGAGTATTAGGGCTAAGGCCTTGCAGAAAGGCTTTACAGATGTGTTTAGCGAATTGGCTGGATTTACACCAGTCAAGATAGCTACTCAAGCATCCAAGATAGCTGATATGATAGACAAGGATATTGAGACTGTTAAGAAAATAGTTCGTGGAACTATTGATCTTCCGCAAGATGTAAATGGAACTTTGCTATCTAGTGCTGTTGAGGAGTACGCCTTAGAGAAGGGTGATATGGAGCTACTACAGGACTTGGCAAAATCATCTCTTGTAGCGGAAACTAGCACGGCTGCACAGACACTTAGGTTAGTACAAGAAAGAGACCCTGATTCAGTTATTAAGCAAATTAAAGAAATACAGAAGGCTAGAAAAGAAGGGGCAGAGCTTAATAAAAAAGGTGGTGGCCAAGAAAAAGTTGAGGCAGATATTAAAAAACAAGCTAAGGCAAGTATTAAAAAAGTTAATAAAAAGTACGATTGGAATAATCTAATAGATGAAATAACCTGTTAAATATGTTTTGTTTACCAAAAGAACAATCAGATAAATTAAAGAAAGCGTTTGCTAGTGGCAAGATAAACCCAGATACACTAGGAGCTTTAAAGACTTCTCAGGAGCGTAGAGCGTTACTGGAGACTGTTGTGGAAGCTCCGTACGCAAAGCAGGTTAATATTTTATTTGAACAAAAAGCACTTCTTAAAAACCAAGAAAGGGCTATGTATGATTTTGTTGATCAGATGACAGGCTTACACGACGCTGATAGGGAAGCTGTTAGAGCCAAGATCAGAGAGACATACGCAGAAAAGAAAAGAAGGATACTTGAACCAAAAGAGGGAGAGGCATTTTTAGCTGATCTAGCGGCTGATATTTATAGTAGAAAGTTCAAGACAGATGTTAGTCTTGAGGAGGTCGAGATTCTAACAAGCCTGTCTAAGGATTTGCGAGAGGCTAGAGCGAAGTCTAAAGATGGTGTGAATTTTGATACACAAGGAGATAGGCTCAGATTCGGGGCGGCTCTTATAGCTAGAGATAATTATGTAGGCAAGTTAAAGAAAGAGGGTAGAAAGCCAGTATTATTAAGCCTAAAAGAGGGCGTAGCTCCCGTTGTGATGAGAGCTGGTTCGATAGCCGCAGACTTTATATTCTCTACTTCTAGGGCATTAAAGGCTTCTTGGGATAACAGCTATCAATTTAGACAAGGTATTAAGGTTTTATATACACATCCAGGTGTGTGGGGGAGGCACTTTATACAGTCTTTCCACGATATTGGTAAAACAGTTAAGAATGGTATTGAGGCTGGGGATGCTATATTAGACGCTACTAAAGCAGAGATACAATCAAGGCCAAATGCTTTAAATGGGTTGTATAGCAAGGGCAGAAAATTAGATATTGGTATAGCTGAGGAGGAATTTCCTACCTCACTCCCAGAGAGAATACCATTACTTGGAAGAATATTTAAAGCCTCAGAGGTTGCTTATTCGGCCGCTGCAATGCGAACAAGGGCAGATTTAGCGGATATGTATTATAAGATGGCTGAGAATATGGGAGCTGATTTAACCAATACAGAAGAAGTTAAATCTATAAACACCTTAGTAAACAGCCTTACTGGTAGGGGTGAAAACTTTGGAGGTTTAGGTGAACAAGCCCAAGAAAAACTAAATAAAGCGTTCTTCTCTGTTAAGTTTTGGAAGTCCAATATGGACACATTGGCATTACCCGTAACCGCTAAGACAAAATTCACTAGAAGGGTAGCCGCACAGAACTTGTTAAAGATTGTTGGTAGTATTGCCACCATACTGGGGTTAGCTTATGCGATAGACCCAGATGCTGTAGAGTGGGACCCAAGAAGCTCTAATTTTGGAAAAATAAAGATAGGTAATACTAGATATGATATTACTGGTGGTTTAAGTCCTTATATAGTCCTTGTGGCACGTCTATTTATGGGTGTTCAGGGTAAGGAGGCTATCAAAAGCTCTGTAACAGGGCTTACATCAAAAATAAACGAGGGTTATGGTAGTCAGACTGGTATGGGATTATTGGAAGATTTTACTAAAAACAAATTTTCACCAGCATTTTCAATATTTAAAGAGTACCTAGATCAGCGTACATTTAGTGGCGATATTCCATCAGCGAAATCCGTTATAGAGGGGCTTACCATACCAATCGTCCTACAAGGAGCTTACGAGGCTTATAAGATGGATGGTGAGGCGGCAGCCTTTATGTCTTTGGTTGCGGACGGACTAGGTATTTCTGCTAACACTTACGGCTTTAATGATAATTGGGCACAAGCAACATCAAAAGAATTAGAGAATTTTAAAAAGAGAGTTGGTGAACAGAAATTCAAGGAAGCTAACGAGAGATATAATCGTGAGGTTAATAAACTTATAGGAAGATTAAGCAGAGATTCACGTTATCAAAAATTGAGCAATGATGATAAAAAAGATAAACTGGCTAAAGAGAAGAGAAAAATTAAAGAGCGTATTATTAAATAATCAGAGGAGCTAATATGAGCGATGAAGCACAAACTCCTGTTGATCAAGAGGAACAAACTCCTGTAGATCAAACAGAGGAGTCTTCAGACGACGTACAAGACACTCAAGAAGAAACTCCAGCAGAAGATACCCAAGAGGAAGAAACAGCTGCTGATGAGGCTTCTGATGTTGAAAACGAAGACGAAGAGTAATACAATAAGGATGGTTTATCTATGTTGATCATAGAACCTCCTTTCAGCAGAACCGCTTAGGAATAGGCGGTTTTGTTTTACTCTACAGAGTTCTGCAGACTACCTTAAGGCAAACTTAAGGCAAGTTAAGACGAAAGGTTGGCATTATAGGCAATTACGTTGTTTTTAGTTGTTTTCGATTAAGGGCTTTTTGTTTGTGAATTGTTTTTAGTAGAAATAGTGAGAAGTAATAAGAAGTAGTGATAAGTAGTTCGATTTAGTTCGATTTAGTTCGATTTAAGGCAACTTAAGACAAGAATATGGTAATATGGGTGGACATTTTTTAGCTTTTATGATATGTAATAGGCGACCTAATCTGTTGAGGTTATAGCAGAAAATTCCATTGGATTTAATAAGCA